CATCCCCCAAAGAATGTCCTGAGACCTCATGATGACACGTGTGTGCAATTGCGAATTGCGAAGCCTAAACTCAATGGCAATAGTGCAAGGCACATCTTTGGCGTCATGTGCTGTGTGGTCAAGATCAGTACCGTACATGGGAATGACTGCACGGCGACTCATGGGGTCTGCCTGCAATGTCTGCATGATGTACTTAACACCTTGAGCACCAAACCAGTATGAGCCATAGTTGCTATTGAGCTTGCCATTGGCAACGATCTTGCCCCATTGCGCAGCATGGTCAGCAATGGAAAGGTCAAATGGGTTTGCACGTACATACCATGCAAACTCACGTTTAAGGTAGTTCAAGTTGAAGTTGCGGCCTTCAAATGAATTGAACCTCACAAACGGCGCAACAGTGTACGTAAAGTTCTCAATCTCCAGCGTTTGCTCGCCACGTGGGCTAAGTAACGTGCCGTGTTCTCTAAGGACTTGGTACAGTCCTATCAGGGCTTCTTCAGTTTTGATGAGAGGGAAATCCAAGTTAAGTCTCCATGATGTGGTAAGGTTGGTCAGGGTAATTCTGCATGTGGTGCAGAGGTGGTGGCAACTTGATTGCTTTGATCGAGTTGTTGAGGGCCCATGTGTAGGCATTATTGCCTAGGGCAAAGATTCTTGATGGCTTTAGCTTGTCAATGAAGCCGGTATCAGCAGGTATGCCTTGCGATGTTTGCGTATTGATCCAGTACAGCATACGCTCGGTGATGCCTTCCTGCTCCAGTGCTTGCGCCAGCATACGGCTTGGGCCATCGTTGTCAAGGAAGTTAACAAAAGGCACAACCACGGCTGAAGATTTGACGTTGGTTTGAGGGCCTTTATCGCAAAGCATTAGGATATTCCCACACCTAAAGGCTCCGCCACCACTGGCGTGGTTTTGGATGGACGCAGCCGCTATCTTGAGGAACAACTCCTCCACGTCGTCATGGATATAGTCATAGTGGATCACAGGCAGATGCGTTTGCAAGTCCAGCGTTTCGTATGCTTGATACACATCACGCAATTGGTCTACAGTATCAAGGTACTCAGGCCGCTTTGAGAAAGCATCAGCGCAAACATCAAAGTCAGGCTGGCAAAGCACAACCACTGCACCACGTGATAGTGCAGTACGCTCAAGCATACGGCGGCGTGGCATATCAACACGTGAAACGCCATTGCGATACGCGTCACCGTAGATAGGCTCAGACAGCCATGACCTATCCATGACAACGGTGTCATCAAACGACAACGCCGGTGACATGGCCCTGAAGTAGATTCTGCACAGGTGCTCAGCATCAACACCTGAGTAGGGGCCATGCTTGACCATATGCTGTATCCCCTGCTTATGGCGCAAATGCAATCGCAGTTTCTCCGCGAGAGTTGATTTGCCACCACCATCTGGGCCTTCAAGAATTATGAGCATACGTAGCTTTCAAGTTTCATTACTGTCGTGTCAATGTCAATTTCAAAACGCAAACTGTTTGCTTGCGCTTGTGCAACCATTTGCAAACTGGCATCTCCCATGTTTTCAAGGTCTTGCATGGACCAAGCATATGGGGCGCCAATTACTCCAAGCTCTTCAGGGCTTCCGCCAAGTACGCAGCCGGCATGAGCAGCATGTAGGTATCTGACTCGCCACCATCCAGAGCCGGCATGGGCGTAAGTTGGACACAGAACTCCTTTGTACTGGCCATATTGCCAGACAACGTCATCCTCAAGAATACGCGGTTGCCCCAAAGCTTTTCCACCAACACTGTGAACTGGCCATGATAGGTTTTGCTCTGTTGTCCAAACATGGGCGTCCTTTGATAGGGATGCGTTGTACCACTCAGTTTTGCGTTGGTGCCACGAAAGTTTATGCACAGGCGGTATTCTGCAAAGTGGTGATGGGTCCCACATCTTAATCGACCGAACATCCAAGCCCATCTTCGTGGTATCACCCCATGGGAACAATGGTGCCAGCCACGTACGATCTTGCAGCTTTTCAGCATCAATTTTGTGGCACCATGAGGGCATGATCAATCTGAAGGACCAGTCGTCGAGGCATACGTAAGCATCAGGCCTTTGCTCCAATGCATACACAGCCCCGACGTGGTCAATGGCGTTGCCGTCTAACGGGTAAAGGTACACAAACACAGTGTCATACACTGAAAGATCCTCACCAACCACAGTTGCGCGGTGATCTACTTGATGGCCTAAGCGTGTGTATGCGTAGGTCATCATTTCAGGTATAGAGACGAACTTCGTAGAGCTAGCTCTATTCGGATGATTGATATGCGTCTCTGTGACGCCTGTGATGAGTAGCTTCATGTTAGGCTGCGACGGCTTCTTCTGCAGGGGTCAAGGAGATGTACTCGTATGCTGCATCGTAGTGCACGTCGCTAGAACGTCCACCAGCTGCAGTGTACTCGCCCACAGTCATGCCGTCTTCATACAATGCAAAGCGGGCATGGGCAAGTGTGCCTTCACGCTTGGGGTTGGTGTCAACCAATACATTGATGACGGTATCTTTCTTAATACGATTGCGAGTTGCAACAGTGGCTTCTTTTTCCATAATGGTTTCCTTTAAGATGAAATGAAAATAACTTACCTTGTGTAATGTCAATGGTCAGTGCTGCTAATTGTATCACGTTTAATGTAGTCACGCACAGCATTCAGCAACTTTTGTTGCGTCTTATCTTTGCGCTTTACAGCAGACATGATAGCTTCATCAATGGTGTCAGCAGCCACTATGTGGTGCACCATCACATTATTTTTTTGCCCTTGTCTCCAGATTCGGCGAATGAATTGCTCATAAACCTCCAAAGACCAAGTCAGAGAATACCAGATGACTGCATGGCCGGCGCCTTGTAGATTTAGACCGTGGCCTGCAGACATAGGGTGCGCTAGCAATACAGGTACTTGGCCTGTATTCCAGTCCATAATGATTTTGTCCAGCCTAGAGCCTACCACACCTGAGCCAATTACCGGTGCATGCGGGAAAGCTTTCTTAAGCCGTTCAAGGTCATGCTGAAAGTGGTAACCAATGATGCAAGGTTGACCTAACAGCTCTTCAACCAACTCGGCCACAGCATCAGTCTTGGCATCATGTATATGCAGCGTGTGCCTGCCTTCGCCATCAAGATACGACCCGCCATTGGCAATCTGCTGACCTTTCATCACAGCAACGGCAGCATTGGCTGCTGTGACCTCGCCACCATCAAGCTTGACGGTCAGATCTGACTCAAAAGAATCGTACATTTTACGTGCATTAGGCGGAAGTTCGATTCTGATAGTGTTGTAGGCCAGATCAGGCAAGTCAAGGTGATCGAGAGCTGCCATTCGCAACACTTTATCGTGAAGCTTCGCTTGGATTCGTTGTTCGCCATCTGACTTCAACTTCCATTCAAAACCATTGAAACCTGACGGGTAGAAGTACTCATCGCGAAACCGTGATATGTAGGGCCCAAACGTGGCCCCCTGGTCAATGATTAGCTGTGGCCCAAATATATCCAATAGGCTATTGGGCGCGGGTGAACCAGTGAGGCCCCAGCGTCGGTTGAACTTATTAAGCATTGTCTTCAATGTCTTGAAGCGTTGTGACTGAGTATTTTTCAGATACGAAATCTCATCCACTACAAGAATGTCAAATGGCCATGGTGCGCCATTCAGCTTATGCCCCAACCAGCCTAGGCCTTCAAAGTTGATGACGTAGATGTCATGGCTGGCAGCCAGCACTTTATCTTTTTTGCCACCATGCAGCACACCAACTGAGTAATGCGCAAACTGCTCCCACTTACGTGTCTCATTAGGCCACACTGCATGCACAGGCCGCAATGGCGCAACAACCAACATTTTGCTGCCCATCTCTGCAAGCCTTAGCGTACGAAACGCTGACAGCACAATGGCAGTTTTACCTAGGCCCGGGTCCAACCACAGCTGGCCTGAGCCACGCTCAACCAGAAACTTTACAGCTTCTTTTTGATACTCATGAGGTTCCCAAAACACTATCAATCCCTTCTTTTGAGTTGATCACAAAAACTTTGTGGCCGCGTATTTTCAATTGGTCATGTACTTTCTCTTGCATAGGGGAGACCTCACCACCCGGGCGTTTGAGCTCCACCCACAACACTTCACCATTTTCAAGAGGCACAATGCGATCAGGCCATCCACGTGCAAAGCGTACGTTCAGCTTCAGCGACATGATGCCATGCTTTTTGCATTGCTTTGTGAAGTACGCTTCAAGGTCACGCTCAAGGATGATGCGTGTCACCATTTGCAAGGCCCACCATTATCTTTTCTGAAGTGGCACCACTTGCAACCATACTCTGGCCGTGGGGCAAAAATGGTGTCTTTTTCAATGCGATGAATGCGATTGTCAATCCATAACTTCAAACTAGGAAACTCTTTGCGTGTGATGGCGTCATACGATTGCGTTTTCTTAAGGTCTACATACACAATGTCAAGATTGACAATTTGCACCTCAGGGTGCGCGGCAAACACCAATGCTGCGTAAAGCTTCAGTTGCTCTTCGTAATAGCGTTCCTTGCCGGTTTTCCAATCAGCAATGTAGGCTGTTGTGCCATCAATTGTGAAAATATCGAGGATGCCTCTAAGCCATGCATCAGGGTCAGAAAAGCTACAAGGCGACCAATCACGCTTGATGCCAAGCTCAAGCTCAGGCTGCACTTTTTTGGCTTTCAATGTCTCAATGTAATCATGCCAATATGTCAATTCAGGCGAAAGAAGCGTAAGGCCTATAAGTGACTGCTCAAGCTCAGCATGGATTTGCTTGCCGCGCTCAGCAGCATCACCCGATGGCTCCTTGAGATGCATGATGCGTATGAATTTGTACTTTGCAGGGCACTGCTCATAGAGCTTTATGCTTGAATGTGAAAGGCTCATTTTGTCTCCTGATAGTTATTGCCGACCTTGTAATCACTAACCATGGGTACATCCATAGCCAAGGCATTGCACATGGACCACACTAAGCATTCTGCCTCCCGCTCAATAGCATCAACTGGTGCTGAGATGACCAATTCATCATGCACACTAAGTAGCAACCGGCTGCCTTGTCGTTTCTTTTGGTACAACAACATTGCTGCCTTGGCCTGATCGGCAGCAGAGCCTTGAATCAACAGATTGACGCCCTTGTAGTCAAACTCACGGCGGCGTCCATTGATGACCTTAGGAGGCTCCATTTTGACCAGCCGGCCACCTACAGTTTTAAGCGGCTGCCCCAGCTTGTAGCGTTGCCGCATGGTTGCCTGCATGTCTTTGAGACCTGGCGCCACAGCCGTTGTGTATGCATCCATGAGTGTCTTGGCCATTTCAAAATCTACGCCTAGCATGTCTGCAATCTTGGTGGGGCCTGCCCCATACAGAATCGCAAAAGATACGCCTTTTGAGTAAGTCCTGGACACCTCACGACCACTGGCCTCAGTCATCATCTTGGCTGCGTAAGTATGCAGGTCAGCACGAGCATCTGCTTGATACTGCTTCATCAAGTTGCCACCTTCAAAGTGGGCAAAGATCCTGAGCTCCTGTGCGTTGAAATCACATGCCACCAGCTTATGGCCTTCATCTGCCAAAATGAAGCTACGAATCAGTGGCAAGGGGGACACCAAAAGCTCTGGTGGTATATCCACCTTTGGATAGCGAATGGGGGCATTCTGGAAGTTCGGAGTGCTACTGAGCCTGCCTGTCCGTGTGCCACCCCGCTCACCCCTGACGCTATTCCAATTAGTGTAGATGCGACCGGTGGTTGCAGATGCTTCCAGCCATGAATCGATGAACGTGGACAGGCAGGTTGACAAGTTAGCGCGGTACCTAAGGACATCCTTGAGATGGGGATGCGTTAGCATCTCCTTGAAGGCTTCCGTAGTGGCTTGTAGCTGGCCTTTGTCGGTTGTAGGCCAGACTTTATTTTTGTCCCAGAACTTAGATTGATAAATACTTTCGACCAGCTGTTGGTCGCTATCGACATTCAATTCAGGAGACCCTAACAATGAACGAACCCAAACATTACATGTCTCAATGTCTTTTACTGCTTGTGCTTGTGCAGCAAGTAAGCCTTCACGATCTACACGTACACCTAGACTTGAGTTCTCAAGCAGCATTGGTATCAATTCAATCTCACGCTGGTAAGCAACAAGCTGATCAGGCAAAACCTTCTCAGCCAAAAACTCGTAAAGCTGTGAAGTAAGCCGGACATCAGCCTTGGCGTAGCGGCCTACCAACTCGGTGGGGCCTTTGCAAATATATGCACCCCATGTGGATTTCTTTTTCTTGGCCTCAGGCACATTTTCAATGATCCACGCCTTGAGCTCATCACGCTCTTCAGGCTCGGCGATCCCCCATTCGACAACCAAGTCTTTTAGGGAAAGAGACCTAACATGTGGATCAAAAAGAAAAGCAAGAATAAGGGTATCATGCACACGCCGATGATCAGGCATAGATAGCCCAAAATGAACGTGAATGACATCAGCATCGAACATAGCGTTATGAAAGCACATATCACGCCTACCAGCGTAGATCTTAGAAAGTAAAGCATGCACTTCATCCTTTGTGCTGTTGTTGTTATGCAAATGGTCAAAGGCGTAGTATCCATCAGGCACCTCACCTTCGGGGTCAAAGACAGCAAGGCCTACCGGTTTTGGCGGGTACTTAGGCCTTGCTTCAATGCCTTCAGTTTCAAAGTCAAGAAAGATGGGTTTCATTGCATGAAGTATTTGAGACGTGGATAGCATTGCACGTCAATGACAATGTCGGACATCAATCCAGAGACAAGGCGTTTTGAGATAATAGGCACAGCACGCATGTTGCTGCCCTCACACTCATGAATTGCATTGATGACTTCGTTGCGGCTCATTTGCTGAACCTTAGGGTCAACCATCAATATCACTTCAGGAGGTGAAGGCGGCATAATGGTGTTGCATGCAGCGACAGGGATGACGCACAAAAGACTCATGATCTTTTTCATTGCATGCACCTTTGTTGTTAGAACCGCGTGGATTGCGTTGCAGGCGCTCCGGCTTCATGCTCATCGCCTTCTTGCATGCCCGCCGACTCAATTGCCTTTTCAGCCTCAATGGCGCCACGCTTCATCAAAGCCTGTAACACCGCAGAATCCTCAATGGCCTTGACCATGGTGAAGTTGACCTTGAACTGCGTCTTAGCATCAGGTACAACGGCAATCTCAGTAATGACACCTAGTGTAGGGCGGCGCAATGTTGCGGCAATGGTTTGGATGTAAGTAGCGTAGTTGCGCAGGCTGGTAACAGGTGGGCGCAATGCAGCAACCTCAGCAGCTTCAACAGCTGCAGCTGAGCCAATGCTATCTGCGGGGATAACCAGCAAGCGGCGAGTCTCACGGCAAGCTTTACCTTTGCCACCGCTGGTAGAGCTACCCCATTCGTTTCGAGGGCAACCTTCACATGTCTCATGCTCAGGGGCTTCAACGCTGGCAACAGGCCCCATGCCTGTAGCGCTGATGGCGATTGCAAAGCACTTAGGCGGTGTGGCCTTGGTTGCGTCGTACCGCGAGTCATAGTACAGGCGCTCAATGGGGCCGGCAATGATGACGCACTGCAGTTTGTTGTTGGCCACAGGATTGCCGCGGTAGGTAAGCACACCGGACTTGGTGGAGAGGAACGCGGTGCCAAGGGTTGATTGCTCAGCCTTGACGTTTTCCATTGCCATTGCGGCGAGCTGGTCTTCAAAAAGAGCCAACTGGTTTTCAGGAGTGACTGCAGGAGATTTAGCCATGATAAGGGTCCTTTATAGATAGAAACAAGTTACGAGTTTTTGCGACGCACGGTGACTTCCCAAGAACTGGTCGCAACAGTTCCCGGTATTTCTTTGCCAGCTTCCCAACGTTCGCGGATAGCTGCCGAAGACAATCGTTTGTGGAGCAACTCAAACTCACCGGTTTG